CTGGTCAATGTGTTGACCAAACTGGCCCATTGTGTAGCAGTAACAGTTCCAGCAGCACTAACAGTACTAATTGCGGTCTGTCCCCAGCCTCCATCGGTTGTTCCAGTGCTCCAAACAGCATTTATGTTTTGGGCACCTGTGTTTACAAACCCGTTGTAGTCTGTTGCTTCAATTAATCCGCCTGCTGAATATGTCATTTTTTGTTCCGATTACTTTATAGTCACAATTGCTTCTATTGTACCTGGATCAGGGGTGAGTTTGTCAACCAATGCTCGTCCAATTACGTTGAATGCTGTGGCTTCACCAGGTTTAGCTGCTCTAGCCACGCCCGAACCTGCTGATACTAGTCTGTCACCTTTGCGCACTACACCAATTACTTGCACCGGAACACGGCCAGTCATTGCAACTGGTGGGTGCGTGTCATCTTCTCCGGCGCCACCATTCATTAGGTAAGCTGCTCGTGTACTTATAACACCAAACACATTTTCACTCAAATCTTGTTTGGATCTGGTAATTTCGGCGGTGCCGCCTAACTCAACCACAGTACCAGGAGCTAGTTCTTCATCGGCTGCAAAGCGTTCTGCAACGTCAGCATACAATGCTGTGGTAGCTGTGGCAAACAATCGGTTAAAATAACTGCTTGCTGAACCGATGTTGCCCACGGCATTTGTCCCAGTTTTCTCAATACTAGGTGTGCTTAATCCAGACACCACCGCGCCACTAGAAGATACTACCACCACATTAGAAGTACCGCCAATGCTAATGGTTAAATTGCCGCCCGAAGCACCAATATTGGCTTCTGAACTACCGTTTTCAATTTTGGTAACGCTAATAGCCGCACTTAATCCAGTAAGCTGACTGCCATTGCCCACAAAGTATCCAGCACTAATATTACCTGTGCCTGAAATTATACCTGATCCAAATAAAATATTGCCACCCGTAATATTACCTATGCCAGATACAATACCTGATCCAAATAAAATATTGCCACTTGTAATATTACCTGTACCTGAAATTGTACCTGATCCAAATAAAATATTGCCACCCGTAATATTACCTGTTGCGCTGATTAGGCCGGCAGTTCGTAAATTACCTCCCTGGATATTGCCAGTTACTGTGGCTAGGCCAGATGTTATTATATTACCGCCAATTATATTTCCAGTTGCAGTTACCAATCCTGATGTGGTAATATTACCGCCAATTACATTTGCTGCGCTTGTAATTGTTGATGTAGCAGAAATTATTCCAGCTGTGATTATGTTGCCGCCAATTACATTGCTAGTAGCACTGATTAATCCCGTAACGTACACGCCTGTACTGGCCACTGTATTAATAACGTTACCAGCAACTGCCATATTAATATTGCCCGGGTTGCTAATGTTGCCGCTAGCATTACCAGTATTCCAAACTGTAAAGCCGTTGTAAATCTTAGGAAATGCGGTGGCAAAACTTGAACTGTTGCCAGCTGGAACAAAATCAGAAGCAGAGCTAAAAATACCAACCAAGTTGTTAGCAGCATACAAACCTGTAACAACATAACCTGTAGCACCATCACCAATGGTAAGAGGTACAGCACCAGATTGACCTTGAGCGCTTGAATATGCAGGACCAACTACAATAAATGTACCCGGAGAACCTGCCACAGAACACACTTTAAGTTGTTGATTTAACGTGTCGTACCACAAATCTCCGACTACACTAGGACTAGGTTGCGAACTTGATGCTGTAGCACCTCCTATTACTTTCCAGGTCACGCCTGAATAAACTTTTAATAATGTATTGGTACTATCCCACCATAGCTGTCCAGTCAGTGGCGCAGCCGGTGCTGTGGTGTTGGCTGAATTTTCCAACAAGTGGATAAAGTTGTCATCCAAAAACTGGCCATATCCAGCATAATTCTTACCAACCAACGTCATCGAACTGGCGGTGTTTACAGTACCATCTGTTATGGTAGCAAACGTTGTGCCGTTTGTTAGATTAATTGTATAAGCCATGTTGGTCGCCTTGTTCCTATATTTTTCTATATTTATACAGCATTTATGTTGCTTAATGTCTGTATACGCAGGGTGTAATCAATTTGAATTTGTCGATTCAAACTCTTTTGCACTGGGTGAAAAATCACATGAGTGATCAATCGCAAATCTGTTAAGCTACCGTTCCAAGACTGTAGACCCAATTCGTCAAATACAAATTCACCATTAAAATTAGTAGAATTGTCAAATGCTTGTTGTTCCGGCGGTTCGCCGTAGTCTAATTAACAAGTAACTAAAATATCTGTATATACAGTTCCCGCTGTATGTAATACTGTCATGTAGTTTGTTTCGGGATCAGTATCAGCTGCTGAATTATCATCAACAACTTTAGCATAAGTTAGGTTATACAATCCAGCATTTTGCCCCACAGTATTTGGGGGCAAATATGTGATTACTCCTGTAGGATCTACAGAACTTCCACCGTTGCCAAATGCCATGGAATAGATAATTCCTAGTCGATTGCCGTTTGAATCTAATCTATTGCTCAAGGCTTGTGCCATAGCAATTGATATATTTTCATAATGAATTGCATTTTTCTTATCTACTAGCACTTCACCTGTGTTGGGATCGTGTATTTTTACAAATCCTTGAATTTGAGCCAATCCTGGAGTAATCATGCTCTGCCCTCCATATAAACTTCACGTGTTTTTGGGTCAAAAATACGCACATGAGCTTCAACGGAAAAAGATCCTTGTTCGTTGGGACGTTTGGGCTGAGACTGTTTTGGCTCAGGATTTGCATTTACTGGCTGTTTTGGCATAGTAGTTGACATGATCTTTTATTTACCTTGTTATATTCCACGTAAAAACCTTGCGGCATTTGTATCTGTAATTTGTAGCGGCTCACCATTACTAGGAGTACTAATGCCCGGAGCGTACCAAGTTACGCCTCTACGTTGTAGAATAACCACTTCAGCACCGGCGCCTGGCGCAGGTAAATCGTTGGCTGTGAGGAACTGTATTGCCAATGGATTGTAATCAGTTTCTTGATAGTAGTTACTAGCTAAACTATTGCCTGCAATGCCTGTTCCTGTTCCTGTGGCTGTGGCTGTAAATACCACTCCTGGCAATGGGTACACATTGTTTGGCAATCCAATTGCATACCAATTAGTGTTGCCAACGCTGGCAATAGTATAAGTTTGTCCAATTACAAATTGTCCAGCATAGTAACCTTTTCTAGCACGGTTGCCACCAACGTACACTTCAATGCTGTCAATTTCAAAAGAACTGTCAGCTAAATCAAACTCAATGGTCGGAGCATAGAATATTGTAGTAGATCCATCACCTGTGCTAGGATCACTCACAATGTAGTTTTGGTCTTCTTGTAGTTCTCTATTACCAATTCCCATGTCATATACTTCCGCACCTACTGCATGAGTAGCAGCCGCTGTACCAGCAGTACCACGTTGTAAACCATTAATTGAATTGGTAGCAAGATCTCTCACACGATATAAGATACGTTCACCGTCGATTGTAATTACGCCAAAAATGCCAGCACTTAAATTGGGTTCACTAAGTGCAGCAGCGTCTGAGACGTATATGATATCAGCAGTTGCAGAGACCGCTTGCGCTAGTGTAGTTGTGGTTGAAGCAGTGATACGGAATGTAGTTTGCACTCCACGCATATCCTGGAACAATCTAAATGCCATAGCGTCAGGCACAATGCTTTGAGTAAATTCAGTAACTGCTAACACTTGTGCTGAGCCAATAATGCCACTACCTAATATCAAGTATTGTCCTTGAACAGAATAGTCTACCCCAGCATACAATCTGTTACCATCTAGCGTGACCCACAATCTGTCAGCTATTAATTCTTCGCGGCCTAAATCAAAGCTGTTGTTAGGAATAGAAATACCTAATGTAAAATCAAAACTACCTGTTGTATCATTTACAACTCCTGGATAATCATATCCAGTGCTGTCATAAGGCTCGTTGATTGTGATACCACTTGTTATTGGGCCCACAAACACCAAAGTTAATGGATTTTGTTGTGCAGTATCATTCCAGCTGGTAATTGCAATTTGGTCACCTATATTAAGTAACGGAGTTATTAATAATCTGTTAGGCGATCCTATCGCAACTGTGTATTGTGCAATGGTGCTAACTGATATTAAAATTTGTGCACCATCAGCAGGTGGGGTAAAGAATACTACCTGACGACCTGGCGTATTGCTGCCATCATAATTGGTTACATAGTAGTCGCCCAAAACAGAACCGTAGTTTTGCACCTGTAGAACATTGTCTACCCATACTTGAATATCAGTGTAAGCATTGATAGCAGATTGTGGGTAACCTCCGCGTTGTGGCAACCCAAAGCTGAAATCCAAGCTGCTGCCATCGCCAGTCCATTCAATCCCCTCTGGTGGTTGCAAGCGTTTGCCATTGGCAGTAACTACTAGGTTGGCTACGTTAGTACCTTGCATGCTGTTTTCTAATTCAATAGTATTGGTTAACAAATCTGTTGTTGTAACAGTATGATACTGTGTTACTGCTGTGCTCCAACTGTGTTGTGGATCTTCAAAACCCATGGCAGTGATAGAAATGCCATCTCCTACACCATAAGTGGCCGGTAATGTGACTAACGACTGTGTGGTAGGAACAAATTCCATCCAATACAATATGTCATCTAACAAAATTCCTGGCGGCACAGGTTGCAAAGCTCTATAGTACAATCCACTATCTTTAACAATAGTTTTCCGAGCATAAGAATTTTCATAACTCCATGCTACACTATTGGCATATGGTGCCCAAGTAGCACCAGCAATGTTCTGGCCATTTACAAACAATGCCAATTCATAAATTTCATCAGCAGTTACAGGAATTACTACAGAATTTCCAACTTCGGGACCGGTATAATTTCCGCGGAACAATTGATTGCCACCACCCATTTCGTAAACAGCAATATTAATAACATCGCCATTGGTAATGCCGCCGCCAGGAATGGATACCAACGTTTGAGTTTCCCAGTTAACAACATAATCCACATTTGGAGTGAGATCAGTGTCTGTGGTTACATTAGACACTTCGATGTTTACTGGATTTTGTACTAAATTGCTCCAATTCAACGCCGAGTTATTATATACGTAATTGTATGATCCTATGCTAAACCCATGACCAAGCCCGGTCCAGTCTGCACCTGGACGAGTATACACACGGAAGTCTAAGGTATCATATTCTGATCCATTGACCAATTCTTCTGGAGCATGGCCTTCATATGGTCCAATAAACTCGCCGCCATCTACGTTAATATCCGTAGGGCGCAGGCCAAGATACTGGTCAGTAAAGCTACTGGCGTAAGTAGCATCTATTGGTTCCGGAACGTCTGCAATCATGGTGCCGGTAGCAGTACTTAAACTAACTGTTACCCCATCGGGTGCTAGGGCAATTGTAAAATGTGTGAGATCAACAATGCTGTTTACATAATAAACAGTACCAGCCGCAATGCCGCCAAATACATTGCCATAGAATCTAATAGGATCGGTAAGTGACAGTCGCGATGTTTGAACACATGTAATTTCATTAGTTGTTGCATTAGTAGCAGTACACACTAAAGTAGGACTTACTGGTGCGCTGCCTAAGAAATAGTCTCCCCACACTTGAACGCCAGGATAGCTAGTACCATCAACAAGTAATTGCAAATCTAATCCAAGTTCATTCACCCCAGGAATATAAAAGCCCATAGTACGATTTACACCACTGAGAGTGGCTGCATCAATTAAATTCCAATCGTCAACATTAAAGTCTGGACCAACTACTGCACTGCTGCCATCGGCGCTATTAGCTTGCCACACACGATCGTCATAACGAACTAATATACCATTTTCGTATGTTCCGTTTGTGCTCCAAGTTAGCACAGATGTTTGATATTGGTAACGGTCATATTTGAGCACTGTGCGGAAACTACGCACAAGTCCAGTATATTGATACTGACCAGTTTCAGAATTAATGTAATAATTCATTCTTGGATACGCCGCAACGCCTGTGCCATTACCACCATTAAAAACTACAGTCGGAGTTAAACGGTACCCCGAACCGCCATTGATCAATGTTATAGATACAACGTTGCCTAATGAGTTAAGAACTGCTATAGCTTCTGCACCAGATCCAGTATCTCCAGTAGCAGGCACAATTAACACTGTTGGTGCAATAGTATATCCTGTGCCTTGATTGGTCACTGCAATTGAATCTACATGCAACAAATAATTGTCAAACCATTGACTATATGGCCACTCTGGCCACAAAGTGCTATTGGGTGCAGTGTCACTGAGTGTGTTAAATGCTTGAGCTGTAGCATGTTTGTAAGGCAATAAGATTGGACTTACATACTGTGGAATAGTCAAATCTGTGTTGTAGTAAGCAGGTAAATCAAAGTCAGTTAAACTGCCTTGGTAGTCATCGGCACCATCATATGTTAAATTAAATTCACGAACTTGCACATGATAAGGTTTGACTTCTTGAATGTATTCACTTACAAAGTCTTGATTGTCACGGATGTAATTTTGATATGGTACTAGATCTCTAACTTTGTGTTGTACATCAATCAAACTGGTTTTAATCAACCATTCTGGTGCTAACAATTCACTTAGGGTAAAATTAAACATCAATGTAAGTGACTTGTTTCTTTCAATTTTTAAGTCATCAATGAATAATTCTTCATTGATAGCTTGAATAATTTTACGAGTTTCGATCACTGGTTCTTGATCGAAGTACTGTGCATCAAATACTTCAACATCAAACCCAAATCTACCTAACGCATAATCATAAATTTCAGCAGAAATTTCAATGGTGCCGTCTTCTAACGCCACTCGGTCCCACCCAGTATCAGTGCGAAGATAAATTTCAAATTTACCTTGTGCATTAGCGGTTACCTTAACACTCGATCCAATGATCACACTCAGTGTGGCTAATGTGGCATAGTTTGGCACCTCTGCCACAATAGTCGAACTAGAATTGTAACCTGGTTTATACCAATTTACGTAACTCCAATATTGACGTGTGTTATAGTTTTGCACACGACTCAACACTAATTCTCTTACGTTTGGATTAGTAGTAGCTTGTACTTCATTGATGGTCCATAATCCACGATTCAAACTGTTTGTAACTACAAGATATTTGTAACCTAGCGGCACAGCATAGATATTTTGAAATCCCAAAATTTCCAAGTTGGCCACACGTAGGTTCCAATTTGTATACGATGCTACACCTGTGCCACTACCTGCACCTGTGGCAACAAATGTAATACCTACGGTATTGCTGGATGCACCAATCAAAGTAAAATTAGTTGACCCGAGTGTGTTGATTGTATATGTTTGTCCTATAGAAAACTCACCGGCATTAATCAATACATCTGACGGTGGTTCTGGTTCTGCACTATTCAATAAAGTAAAACTTCTGCTTTCTGATATAGGATATAACGCAAATATATCATTAGCCCGTTGAATGTAATTTTTTAGTGCAAGGAATCGATCCACAAACATACTTTGACGTGGACGGAATTGCACTCCATAACGTTGAGCATAATTGAGATTTGGATCTGGCACATTGCTACCAAATGTGTCTACTCCACAGAAACTGTCTTGCAGTTTGCGATAAAGATTGTCACTTATAAAAGCATCAACTTGACCTTGTGCAACTAATTCGTATTCGGTGTGTACATTTGCATCCGTAAATAATTGATCAAATTCTATGCTAATAATAGAATCTGATGCTACAATGTAATCAAGACCATTATATATTGCAATGGTACTAGAATTAATTGGCGCAACGTAACTGATGCCACTGGCCTTTGGCTCTTGGATGTATGAGGCAATTGTAGCTACACTGAGAGTTTTGCCCAACTGAGATGCAGTGTCAGTTATTCCACGTACCCAGAAATAATACTCAGTTACAAAAGTTCCAGACTGGTTCAAGCGAGAACTCACTACATAACTGGTAGTAGTGTACGGCGTACCAACTCCAGTGTAATTTGCAGGCGGCACTGAACTAGAAATCCATTGGTATACATCTACTGTGCTACCAGGAAATACTTGTCCCCAACGACGACTGGCGTAAGTTGGGTTATCCTGGTTAGGATCAATAAATCTTACTGTGCTGATATCCCACCAAACTTCACCAACATGTGCAGTACTCCAAGTGTCGCCACGATTGTTTACTGGACCAACGTTGTACGAGGCAGGATCAATTGCACTAATGTAGTCAATATTTTCTTGAGCGGCACCCAACACTTTTCCTTGTAGTGGATCAAAGAAATCAAAGAACTGACTCTTAGCAGAAGTAATTCTGTCATATATGTACACGCTGGTTAACAATCGTATATCAACCACTGGTTGTTGAACAGCAATTGGTTCCCACGCCAAACGTCTTGTGGAATTTTCAAATAGGTAAGCAGCACCATAATTGCTAAATGTACTATCTTCAAAATCTTCGCCAGGTGCTGTAGCAACTAGCACACCAGAATTGTAACTAACCGCGGTACCAAATTGATCCAAATATGTCACTAAGTTAGTTTCAATTTGTTGACCAAATATAAATTTGCCAGGTGTGGCGACGCTAATACTGTTGCTAGGCAAATAGTCATAAGTGTAAACCACACCACTTTGATCCACTGGGCTAAAGAATGTAGTAGAGTTACCATCAAACGTAGTGCCTGCTTTTTCTGTTGTGGTGTTGTAATCAAACACCATAGGCAAATACAAACTACCCTTAGGTGATCCAACCACAAGATTTAGTGCAGTATCATTTACTGCTACTGAGTAACCAAATTGTGCAAACTCTGTTGGTCGTGGGCTGGCAATAGTTTGTGTATACACAAATGTATCAAATCCAAGATCAGCAAACACTGTGCCAACGGATCCAGGTGCAACTTGCAACTTGTTACCTTCGGGTGCAGCATCTGTGTTGGTTACAAAAATAGTTAAGTAGCCAGTTGCAGAAACTGTTGCTGTGGCGTTTGGAGCACCTGTGTTGGTACCTGCTTCGCCGCCATTGATTGCGGCGGCCAAACCAGCAATAGTGTTGTTTGGACTAGCCGGTACCACAATGTCAACATTGTTTACTCGCAGAGTTTGTCCAGCAGTTAGACTGGTAGGAGACAAAGTAGCTGTGATTGTACCATAACTTCTGGCTTGATTTACACTGCGCTCAACTACTCCGCCTTTCCAAACTATGCTAGAATCTTGCGGTGCGCCCACATACAAACTACAGTTGTAAGGGCATAGATCCAAACTTTGACCATAGTTTGTAAATTCAGCCACTGTACTAGCATTGGTTGGTCCAGATTTAATCAATTGCTGTTCAACAAACTGATTGATTTCAATTTCAATCACATCGCCTACAAACAAATCTTTGTTAATGGTAATATTATTACCTGACACTGAGAATGTGTTGTCGGCGCCAATGATACTATCTGTTTGATTGGTCAAAAATACATTGTTAACCAAAACGCTGATAGGAGAACTTACAGTTCCCAACACAGTGTAAGTGTTAGAGCTGTCATCTTGACGAATGAATTTTTGCACGTTTCTATCAACCACATATACTGAACCAGCTTCGACTAATCCATCAACTGTGGCGTTAGAACATCCAATTATAACTTGACGTCCATCTGTGCTACACTGAACACTTGATCCAAATCTTGCACCAGAAATAACTGCCACTGACGGAGTAATAGTACCAGCAAATTTATAATAAAACTGTGATGTTACAATAATAGTTGAGCCGCCACTAGGAACATTATAGAATGTCAGTGTAGTACCAGAATAAGTGTAATCAATATTAGGACGTTGCAATACATCATCTACGGTAATTGAGAATGAGTAAATATTATTTGCTGTGGCTGTAAATAACCATGGCGCCAACGAATATGTTGCGCCACTTGCAGTAAATGCTTTGACATATCTTCTTGAAATTGTAATAACATCGCCAACTGCTGGAGTTGTAGTAAATGTTACCGTGGTGAATCCAACATCAACTGTGTAATCTGTTGTGAGTGTCAATACCGCATTATTTTTAAGAACAACAATTTGATTTGCATTGTTTATCTGTATGTTATTGCTAATGTCAGCAGTAGCACTAACGCCATCGGCAAGATATTGAAAAATTTGATCTTGCCATGGCACTTGACCATACGCATAGACTGTGTTCAATCCAGGAGCACCAACATACAACCAGCGTTCGTCAAGACTCATGGCCACACTGTAACCAAATTCCCCAGCACCCGGTGTTGTGGTAGTAGTAGTGCCCGGTAATGTTAACAACTGTGCCTGAATCCAAGGACTGGTATTATTTGCGCCAGCTGATGGATCTCGCCATAGTGCCACAGCATATCCGTTGTTGACAGGATCACCAGCAGGTGTTGGTCCTAAGCTGGCACTTGCACCGCCAACTGCCCAAGTTTGATTACCAACATCCACGGCATTGCCATATCCACGCAGTCCTGCAGTGCTTAACGTGAGAACAGTGTCTTGTCCACCGATGGGACTAATTGGAACGTACTGATCACTTGTGCTTCTTACATAGAGATAGATGCCGCCTTTAGCAGTGCCTGATTCAAATCCATAACGTGGGCTACCAACAAACAAAGCTGATTGACCTGTAGCTTGTGCTACAGATGCACCGTACTGTTCTGTGGCATCAAGCAACACTGGCGCCAATACTGCTCGATCAGTAAAGGGATTTTGTTTTTCTAATACTTCCCATGATCCTTGCCCATTGTTGTCTACCCAAACTTTTGCTCCAGGCAAAATTTGTTGTGTATATGGCAAATTTAAAACATTGCTGGCCTGGTCCACACGCATGGTCTGCAAAGTAAACCCAATGCCTGTGCCATCAACTACAGTGCGATCGCCCACAAGATCTAATGCAATATTTACTGTGGTCAAGTTTGGCACACTCAATACTGTATAAACACCGTTGACTTCTGTATCAAAGAATCGTATGATCAGTCTATCACCAGTGGTCAATGCATGCTGACCGCTGAATATAACTCTACTAGTGCCGTTAAGATTGTCACAAACGTGCTGAATAGTGCCTGGCACAGCTTCTGCACGATAAATGTTCCAATCATAATTATTCACCTTAGCTGCCCAAATACTGGTTCCAACTATAATAGAATTAATATTGGCATTGAGACTTGCAGGATCATCTAACTCAAACACTGTAATGTCAACATCATCAATATTGACATATCCTGCCGAAGGCAAAGAAATGTCTGTTGGCAACGTGGTTGTGGTTGGCAACAATGCAGGAGTAGTTAATGGGAAACTGCTTTTCCACACATCACTAAGGAAAATTTGTTGGTCAGCAGTGCTTGGTTCGTTTGGCACTACAACTTGCACCAAGCTAGGATTGCTTGATAACAATGCACGATTTAATCTCAAATCAAAGAAACTGCGATTGGCATTTGCACCATACACTCCGCGTTGTATTGCCCAGTTTTCATAAATTTGATAATCAGCAACTTCTTTGTTGAATTTGGCTTGGCCAAACAAATCAACACTGTTTTTAGTTCCTTTGGTTCCAAGAAATTCTCTGTAAATGTTAAGCTGGCTGACATCATCAAGATTGAGTGCAGCCATGTATTGTCTTGGTCTAAAGCCTATTAATCCATAACTCAACAAGTCATTGTCTTGAATCAAGTTAGCCGAGTTGATATCATAACTGTTGCTGAGTTGATCAGCTTTGTTAGCAAGATTGGCCAACAAGCCTTGTTCAATAAATGTGTAATCACTTTGGTTCCAATCATTGTAATTGAACTTGGTGCTGGGTTGTACAATAGTTGCCGCACTCCAATATGCACCTTTATAGGTTACTATTTCGCCTTTGGGATAAGTTTTTAACCCAGTCCATGCAGGAATATTATTTTGATTTAAAATAAAGCCTTGTGCATTTACACTACCGTCCCACTCTGTAGTAGTAGTTCCAGATATGTACAGTCTGCTTTGTCTAGCACCTGTTACAGGTTCAAAAATCAAGTCGCCAAACAAACTGGCATTATCCAACACAATCATGCTTTCAAAGCTGGTGTACCGCATGTCAATAAAACTTAAACTTTGATTGTTTAGAGGTTGAATAGTAAAGTTATTATCAACTCGCACAATGTTGAGATCTCGAACAGGAAAATCTTTACGATTTTGGTCTAAAATAACATGTTCAGCAGTTTGTGATGTTATATTATCTACTACTGCTTGTTCTTTAAACACCGAAAGTCCAGGAGCAAACGGATTTAAATTGATCAGGCTACCATCGCCCCATCCTTGTTGGCTCCAGTATATAAATTCATATACCATTTGTGACCAAGTCATTAAGTATCCATTGACTTGATTGTTAAATTCAAACCCTTGTGATTCTAAAAACTTTCCATAACTCAACAAGAAATTAGCCACTGCTGATTCAGTTGTGAATACAAATCCATACGGAACTTGAGTAATGTTGGTCGTATAGTTGGCAGGAACTTTGATAGTTTTACTAGCCACACTGTATGTTTCAAATTGTCCAACTGGAATGCTAGTAAATGTGTTAAAAAATGGTCTTGCAGTGCTATAGCCAAACACAGCCCATCCACTATCTACAACTTGAATCACAACTGAACTGTAAATCAGTCTGTCAAATGGTTGATTTTTGTAAACTAGCAATTGATAACTCTCTGGAGGAATTTGCAAACTAGTGTTAGTTGACTTGGGACTAGATTTTTCAGTGTAAATTTTCAAGTACTGTTTGTCAGAGAATGATGCCATTCTGTAACACAAACGCACATCAAGATTCTGCAGATCTTTTTCTAATGCCGTAGTGCTATTGGTCCCTGTGATCCGATTATAATCCACAATCCAATTGACATAACTGGCTTTGCTGGTGCCGTCACCATATACTTGTACACCATTGGCATCTAGTCTGTATCGACCATTGTAAAGATATTGATCAAATTCTGTGCTGTATTTGTACAAGTCTCTGTCAGCAAACAGCGCAAAGAATTTTGCTGGACGAGTAAGCGCCAACAATCTCATAACAACAAATGGATAATCACTTGAATTCCACCACGAAGCTTCAACTGGACCGCCATCACCTGGTGCCCAACTCTTTTGAAACGTTTGTGGATTGTATCCACCTACCACCGATTGCAGCGGAGCTAATAACGCACCAGCAGTGCTGGTTGGTAATACAGAAGTCAGGCCAGGTCTAGCATAAGCTAACAGTGTATATGCACCAACAGGATCTCTCACTAGTCCTAGTTCTAAATCATCCCACAAGTTCATGTTGTCGGATGTGTAAGGTGCAGGACCGTAAGTAATTTCCCACCAGTCTGGTTGGACTGTAAAACCAAGCATTTCCCAAGGAGTCAATTCAGGTTGTTGAGTATCGTAAAAATAACGATTGATGCCACGCCATGCACCTAACAAATTATCGCCATTGAGCTTGTTGGTTGAAGAACTGTAGTTGTAAGTAAAAGGATTGCCAGCATTATAGTTTTGTGCGGTATAGTCTAACTTGTTCCATCCTACATAAGTCAAGAAGCTTGTTTCTAATATGGTATTAATTTCTGCAGAACTGTAACCAGTATTTCTAAACTGTCCAGGCAGTACATCTACAACGTCAAGAGGCACAGGGTTGTCATCTAATTTGATGTTGTTGTAAATTCTAGTTTCAAATTCTAACAATACTTCATCACGTATATCACCAAAAATAGGAGTTTGACTACCATCATGACCCAGTATAACTAATTGGTCGCCTGAACTGGTTTTGACTGGCACAAGCTCTGGTCTCCATGCAGGATACAATCCCATTTTGCTAGGAGTGTTAGGCACATAGGTACCGTAAGTAGCACTATATTCTTGAATGGTAATTGTATCACCAATAGCCAGTGTAATCAAAATCTCAATTCGTGGACCATCTGTGGCCACTATGTATTCTAAATCTCTAGTTAAGATTTGGTCGTTTACATATACATTCATACCAAGATAATTAGATGATGTATAGTTGTAAACTTGCACTGTATCAAACACCTGACTGGTAATATAGCTTACGGTGTAAGTTGTTGTGGTAAACACTGCGCTGGCTGGCAGCATGTCACTCCAATAGAATGGATTGTTTGCTGTTCGTCCTAGTGTGATTTCAGCAATAACTTTATCAAGCACTTGTGAAGTAGTTTCATACTGAATAGTTTGTCTGGTTACTGCCTCCAGCATTTGATTTTTATACTTTTGATATTCTCTACTATTGTATTCTAATGCACCAAAGATATTGTACTGCTGAGATCTCATGAAGTATCCGGCCAACGTCAATGGAGAACTTTGTTGTAAAATTATCTGGCCGTAAGGAATGACATTTCCAAGATCTCTAGTGTTATTGGCACCATTGATTGCACCCGAGAATGTGGTTAAATTTTGACAAATACTGTCATAGTGAGTGCGCAAAGTACCTAAAGTAAAACTTGGACTGTTGGCATTCAATGGATTGTTGTTGAGATTTAACGGAACTTGATAAAACGCCACTTGACTGATTTGATCACTAAGCACTTCAACTTCAATTACATCTCCTACAACATGCACAGTACTAAAAGTAATAGTTGTGGTATTAGTAGTAGTGGCTACTGTGTATGTGCCTGGATCTTGAAATATTGATCCAACAAATACTTTTACACTAGGCACAGTTGTTACTGCATTTGACTGTACAACCACATCCAATTGCAATGGTTGCAATTCATACACAAATTTAAACTGCTGCCGCATTAATGTAGGTACTGCGGCAGTTTGCCAACCAATTAGTCTTTCATACACGGTTCTTGATGCGTATTCATAAACAAATCCTGAGCTGATTGGTGCTGTGGTGCTAACATTGTCACGTGCATACACAAATGAATCTGAATACAAATTATTATCAAATACAATATCTCCCACATTAGTCAGTGAAAGATATTTGAGTGTCAGTTGTAATACCGGATCTGTAGTGCCTGACCCAGTAGCATAACTAAACAATTTTGTGCCTGTAAATGTTGAACTAGGATATGTAATTTTATTGGCCAAACTTATACCATCTGCATCAAATATGTCAAACAATGGCGCTTGTTGTACCGCAGTTTTTTGCTGTGCTTCTGCCCAGTTTATACCATCATACCAGTAAGTAATACCAACTTGTGATCCGCTGAGACATACTGTGTTTTGATCAATTAAAATTTCTCCATCAGGTGCCTCAACTAAATTTATAATTGGTTGAGCAATTAAAGGAGGTACTGTGTCAGGAACAACAAAATTTACAACATAAATTTTACTACGCACATTAGGATCTTCATCAGCTGCAAATATCACACGACTACCATTGACAAAAGTGTAATCATTTACTGAATATCCAGTGCTACCTTCAACATTACTAAACGCATCTGTTTCAGTAAAGTCAATCACATTTGCTGGTTGCTTGGCATCTGTTCCCATGTTATACAATCTAATACCGCCGCGAAATTGTATAATTGGCCGCTTGCCTTTTTTGTCATTGTCTATCACAACTGGAGTGTCGTTGTATGCACTTGTGGCGTTAAGCACATCAATATGGAACCAACGATTACTGCGACTCCATGCATTTAAATCTGGGCTGTCTCTATTGATTGTAAGATAATCAATATCATTAGTAGAAGAATAAGCTTCAGGAGTAATATAATTTTCTACAGGTAACAATTCTATTGCAGTACCTACTCCACTCACATAGTATTGTGGATTTTGGCTAGCGGTAGCGGTCATTGTACCATTGGCCGAAGTTAGCGTGAGTGCTGGGCCATTGTTGGTTGCACTAACTTTGAATTGACTGCTACTGAAAACTGTTTGAACATAGTATGTTATACCTGCACTAACTCCACCAAATGGCACGCCTGTAAAAATTACTTCTTGTCCTACTACTAACCCTTCTGTAGACTCAGTGGTAATAAGATTGATACCTGCTGCCGTACTAATACAAACAAATGCGTTGCTACCTGTGGCGTAACTGGCAGGCAATACATTTCCTAAAAATTGAACTTTTAGGCCATTAGTAAATACTACTCCAGTGGGGCTTGTATACGTTTTTTTGCCTAATATATCTTCTATGTAAATGGTGCTACTATTGTCTTGTTCAATTAGTCGTATAGTACCAAAAATTTCTGGGTCAGTGCCATCTTGATAGTACAACGTATCTAATTTGGCTGTCAGCACTGGCATCTCAATAATATAGCCGCTTTGATTTTTATACCATTGAGTGCTAGAATACTCTGTGCCGTATCGTATGCTCCATTTTTCCAAGCTGTTTATGGTTTGTATGCTAGCCAATGAGAGATAGGTGTAGGCACCAACAGTAACATAACTGATACGCCAGATATCATAGTAATCGGTGGCAGTATTACCATAAGAGTTAGCAAACACTAGAGTTCGTGTTTCAAGGTTGGTAATTCCATCAATGCCTCCATATACGGCAATAAACTGATCGAGTCTAGCACCGTCAATATCTTCAAAACTCAAATTAGTAACAAGATCTACTGTACCAATACTGGTGAGATTATAGAAAAAGTCTTGTGCTGTTTTTTGTGGTACGTTAAAATTAATTGTACCAAGGTCAATTCCATTGTCAGTAACACCATACACCGATCTAGAACTTACGTTTGGAGTAACAGGATTTTCACCACTAATACCTGGATCAGTTTGAATCCAAAACCCTGGGCCGTCACCAGGTTGGGCATCAACTATACTAATAGTGCCCTTCATGAGACTTTGAGTTTGACAAGAATAATAAAGTGTATCAGGTGCGTCTTGAGGAACAGTAAAAGTCACAATACCTGTGACTGATCCATTGCGAGTAACTCCTGAGTTATAGGCATCACCTGTACCTGTAGTGGCAGTAGTTTTGATCCAGAATGGAAAATCACCTTGCACAAACAAGTTAAATGTGTATGTGTTACCACGAATCAACGTAATAGACGCATTGGGTTCGTTATCAATGTTGAAGCTGGTAACATTAGTGCGTGTTACTTTGTAATTGACAGTTTCTTTGTTGTTTTGTGCAACCTGGAATGTATAGTTACCACCACGTACTAAATTTAGTGTAGGGTTGTTTCCACTCACTCCTGAAAATGTGTAAACTCCATTTTCTCTGTTTACTACAAAATTTTGACTTAACGCCACGCCAGGTGATTGTACAGTAACTACATCAGGACCATTTGGCAGCCAGTAGTACTGGCTAAAGTTTACAAATGTATCAAAGTCAATAAACGGATCAAAACTGTAGTAGTCGCTAGTATACAGTCGGCTAGGTTGTGTTGACGGACTGCCTTGATATACCAAAGAATCAGTTATGCCTGGATAGGTAATAGCATCAATGATTTTGCTGTTGTCTTCAGGATCAACACTGATTACTCCTGGTTCAAGTTGATAGTCAGCACGAGTTTTGTCAGGTTCAATTACATACTTGTCATTGGGGTTCACACCTGGACCAACTGTGCGGCCAATATAACCTTGAGTTTTTTTAAACTTTGGCTCTTGAATCAATTGATCCAACGTAGCAGCCAAAAATTGCTTGTTGGCATCTGTCTGAAAAATCTCAGGAAGAAAATCTACACTGCGTACTCGTGCCATTAAATTACTCCGCTACCAGGTGCAGTACGCAAGTTGGTACTGGTCAATGCATCAATCACAATAATATTGTCAATGGTTGCACCATTGACAAATATTTCACTAGGTTCTGCTCGCACTTCGTACATGTCGCCAAAGTATTTTTGTGTGTCTAGAGGTACCAATACCACTGAACTAACAATGGTTCCAAGATATCTGTGCAAGTATGCCGCTAGTTCTGAAAAATAGAATGTGTCGCCAAAATTCCATTTGTCAATGCTAAAATATTCATTCATGGCCGCCAATACAGAACTTTGTATTTCACTAGTGCTAGCCGTAGAATTTTGAGCACGAATAACTTTGATTGTGGCTTGTAATGTCTTTGCTGCTTTGGGGCCAAACAATGGTTTGAACACTACTGAATTCAATATAATGTTGTCGCTAATCATTTTGTATTCATTAAGACCTTGGTATTCTGTGCTGAGTTCATCAATAGTTGGCATGCTAGGCTCCAACACTGTGCCAGTAGTATCTGTAATCCAATTTTGATAGGCAGTATAGTATGCCTGTGTCACAACGTACAAGTCAATGATGTTAGTAGTGCCTGGGTCAATTCTATTGGTCAATGGCGAATTATGACGATATTGGAAGTACAATGCTTGGCGACCTGTTCTAGCAATCCAATCACCTTCAGCAGCTTGAGTTATTACTCTAACTCCAGCGGTATTAACTGTTAATGTAAAAAATAATTCATCACTATAGGCATAGAAAACTTGTCCTGGAGAATACTGGAATTTAACCAATTCGATATTATCGTAGGTAGGATAGTCTGAATTTACCACGCCTGGTTCAGCCAACAAATATCTTTGCAAATTATCAAAGTCCACAGTTCGTTGCAAGAACACCAATTTAAGATTAGGGTTAATATCAGGTGCAACAATCTCATTGAAGAAGTCTGGATTGTCTGGCACCCCATCCGAGTCTGAATCTCTATAGCTGATTAACACCTGGAAGTCATCAACATAGCCATCAGACTCCACAGGTTGGCCAATGATAGTGGTAAAAATATCTCCAGGCAGTGGTGACGAACTGTCTGGCTTGGTGTTTACTGCCAATACATTAATAAAGTCTCTGATGGTAGTTCCTGTGCGGCTGTCGTAGATTTTTTGATTGCCATAAAAGAAAAATCTTGTTTGAAGAACAGAACCAAAGTAATAAGCAAGGCCTCGGAACGTAATTGTATACTTGTTGTCCACTGCCACAAACTGCACTATCCAACTTGCATCAGTATTATTTCCATTAGTATTTCCAGCAAGTCCAGGAACAGTTTGACTCCATGTAGCATTATCATCTAAGTTGGTACTAGTAATCAAATACCAGGTTCCTGCTGCACCTGTAACTGAGCCGGTGTTGTCATATCCAAGCCCAAAATTTCTATACAACAAAATTTGTTGCGTTATTTGTTCTCTAATAGTAGTATTTAAATCTGTAAGGAATACAGGAATAATACTGTCTACAATTGCACCGGTAGGCACAAAGTTATTGAGTGCTACAGGACCTTGGCCATTGGCTAAATTACCAACTCCGCCATTACTGCCATCTCCTACTATTGCAAGAGGACTGGCCCAAATTTCTAAATGGTCTTCTGGTCTTGTCGGCAAGCCGGGTTTAAGTCTATTGTTGGCATCAAAATAGTAGCCGGTTGGGGCTACAAATTTAATCAAACTTTTTTGTACCACAAACTTGAATACAGTACTGCTTGAAGAATTAAATATAATTGGTGCACCTACTGCATTTTGAAAATATCCAGTGGTTTCATTGACCAGTGTTGTACTTTGATGCCATGTTGCACCTGCGACCCAAGAAACTCCAGGTGGCAATTCATCTTCTTGAACTCTTGGAAAGTTTGCATAGTAAAACTGATTAAATGTGGCGCCACTAATAGCTGGTTGTACTTGATTGGTAATAAGATCAGCAATTTCGTTTCGATTGGTCCAAGAGAATAGTGTGGCAGGAAGAATGTTATTTTCCCACATGGCACCATCACTAGAAAATGTATTGGTTGACGAGTATTTGCCTGTGTTATCTACTAAGTCTAAGTAACGACTGGTTCCAATACTGGCACGGTTCACTGCTTTTGATTTGATAATAGAATTGTAAAGAGTAAATGGAAATAGATTGTAATCTTCTCCGTTTACCATGCGATTTTGTGTGTAGTATCTAGCTGGCGCACGTTGTTTGATAGCATCAATGCTTTCACGACTTTGTGCATTGCTCACAGGCTGTGTGATGCCACACGTAAATGTAATGGTTTGTAGATTGCCATTGCGATCAATGTAACTGATTGGCAATACCACGTTCTGCATTTCAGCAGGATTGATAATGTATTGCAAGCCGTTTGAAGCTCGCACATACACACGGAAGATACCTACCGGAATTTCTGAAAACACGCCATCACCAAATACCATGGTAATTTGGTCATTGGTTCTACTGGTCACAGAGAAAATTGGTCGTAGTGTTGCAGTTTGTTCTGCAGCCGCTGAATAAATGTTTTCAGTAAAGTTCCACTCTCGGCTGATACTTCCCACATTGTCCAATTGGAACAACCAACGATCTTCGTTGTTAACCCCATCAATATTGATGTTCACTGTGCGATTGGCAATACGTTCGGCCAAGTTAAAGTCTTGATTTTGCAAGGTGCCTTGCTTGAAAAAGAAAAAGAATCCATTGTTAGCTGATTGATACCCCAACTGATCATTGCGATACAACACATTGAATGCAGCGTTAGGTTTAGGACTGGGTTCGTAAATGTAATCTCGTCCGGCTGTGGTCGAAGTTGTGGCTTCAAAAGGCATGTTCACACCATCTACGGTGGCAGTATAAGGAATCACTGGTAAGAATCCTGGTACCAAATTGATACCGTATTCACTAGTATCTACGCCTAGAATAGTTTGACGGTTGGATGGACGACCAATCTTTTGACTGCTGACCAACGATGAATTAACAATAGCGTTCCACTGTTCTAACCAATCAAAATTTGTGGGATCTGCCCAATTAACTGTGACATTGGCCAAGTTAACGCCATTATAGTCTATGACATTTTCTGTTGTGGTTACTGAGAATGCTTTGAGCAGGCCCTGGGCCGCAGTGTTGCGTTTGGCGGTGTAGCTAACCAAATTGGCTAGACGTGTGACTGAATCTCTGCGTTCTGCTGTGTCTAAGTAGTTTTCTCGTGTGTTTAGGTCAGTTCGGAATGCAAGAGCTTGGCCCATGAACGCAATAACGTCTAGCAGGGCAATGTATTCTGATGATTCAATGTAGTCATTGAATGTTTCTGGATAGTACAAACGCAGGTAATCAGTAAAACTCTTGCGTAGAGTTTCAAAGTCGTAGCTTTGGAAGTCTGCTTCGCGATAGGTTTGATAGATCTGTTTCCAATCTTCTACACCAAATATTGCGGTTTGTCTAGTGGTTTTTGCCATTGCGTCTGGGCCTTGTATTCTTTATCTGTTATTTATGTAGATAAAAAACGGCGTAGTTATACGTAACTGGCTGAACGAGTGACTTGATTAAAGAATACGTTTAGAATTTCAGCGTTAACACCGCCTACTGTTTGTATTTCTAACTCAATCAACATGCCATGTTCTTGAGGATACACATTGATGTTGCTGATGAATATTCTAGGATCACCGCCGGCCACTCGTTGCACTTCATTGACAATGCCTTGTTGAACTGCGTCAACTTGATTTTCAAACAAGTAATTCCACAACACTGTGCCATATCCTGGACGGCCTGGCAGTTGGCCTTGGCGAATATTAAAGGCATTTAACAAGTCGCGCTTGACCAATTCAAAATCCACCAGTGTGAATTTTTTGTATTGATTTTGAGTATTAAATCCAACAAAGGTAGTCATGGCAATATTTATCCGCCTTGAAATTGGTTATTATTAGGAGACGGATCAGGCCTTGGATAGCCTATTGCAGTGAGACTTGGCAGACCACGACGTAGTCGTTCGGCATTTACACGATCCCATACTATCTCGTCATTTCCAGTGTAAATTAAATCCTCATCTTTGGTTTTGGAATAAGCACTAGATTCTATGGCTACTGGCAAAATGCTAGGCACTTTGGCATTGCCAACAATTCGTTTAGCAGCGGCTTCGAGCGTTGCTGTATTCACTGTATCTTCAGCCGCCAAGGGCGTGTACTCTTGAAGCATGGACGGATCTATTTTAGTTTGCGCCAAGTTTACAGCAAACGCACCATTAACTGCGGCAGCATCAAATTTGAATTTGATGTCAGCTGGCAGGCCTGGAGTATTTTTTGCCCAATTTAGTGTGTCGGGCACACTCTTTGCGGCATTGGTGGCCAGACCGCTAAGTGCTTGTGGTGTTAGTTTGTCTGTGGGAATTCCTAGTGATTTTAAGTCAGCCACACCAGAAGTCATCAATCCTTGCTGAATTTTATTTTGAAGCCCTTCATTACCCAGCAACCCATCAAGACTTTTCACACCATCTCTGCCAGTCCACACTGTGGGACTTTTTAACACACTGGTAAGATCACTGTCACCTTGTGCCAAAAATGTAGCGGCAGTTCCTGGTTTAACAAGACCCCAACGTTCAAGTTGACTGGCGTTAAGACCAAATTTTCCTGCACCTGCTGTGTTACTAATAGTATCTGCACTTTGACCTACCAATTTTGAAGCTTGAGACAATGTGCCAGTTACATCAGGCAAACTCATGCTGCCAAGACCACTCAACGCCGGACCTTGTTTGGCAAAGTCTGCCACATTGATTCCATCGGTAGGAGTTGCTTTGATCAGTCCAGATAGTGTGCCAATTGCTGTGCTAGCCAAGCTACCTGCTCGTGCGGCTGGACCAGTCAATGCACCTGTGATTGCTGACGCTGACGGTAACGAAAATCCAGTGCCAGCTCCTGACAATGCTGAACTGATAGCAGCAGTGCCGCCGCCCGCACCAGTAGTTAATGAATTAAATGCAGCCGCACCACCTTGTAGTGCGCTGGCCACTTGTGTACCAGCACCTTGTCCAAGTGCGCCTATACTGGCTGTGAGGCTATTTAAATTTGTTCCTGCTGGCAATCGGCTGGTTAACGACGCTAGACCTTGTGTGAGTTGACTTTGTGCGGATGCTAGACCACCTGCTGCTTGTGTGGCAGGACTTAATACATCGCCAACTCTGAATCCTGTGAGGCCACCGCTGGCTGTTTGTTGGTCAAACACTGCTTTGGCTTGTTCAAATGTAGCACCAGTAGGTGCATTGACTTCAAACTTTTGACCGTTGAATTCAAAGTTAAATATGCTCATGTTTTTCTCGTAAATTCAAATCCAGCTGGCACAGGCACAGCACCAGGATTAGGAGGAGGTTGTCCTTCTTCTAATGAGATTTCAATATCCACACCCTTGTTGTGGTAAGGGTATGGTTCGTGTGTGGGTGCTCGAGTCACAATACTTTCTAATCCGTCTGTTTCAACTGTCCAACCAGTAGCACTGCTAAACGTAGTGTCGTCTAATTTGGTCACAGTCAAGTTGTTAGGCGCAGACACTGAGTCAGCAGCAGGGCCGTTAAGATCAATGCCGCCAGCTGTAAATACCAATGCGCTGCCACCTGCCCAACTGCCACTGGCACTTTGTAACGCTAAACTGCCATCAGCTTTGACACCAATGTAACTTTTACTGTATAGTTTTAAATTTTGTTGTGCGATAACTGTAAGATCTGCATCAGCTTGCAATGTAATATTTTCCACAGCTTTGGCTTTTATGCTGCCGCCTGCATACATGTTGATATCTCTATCAGCATGCAAATTGATATCACCGCGTGTGCGCAGGTTGATTGAGTTTGTGGCATACACATCTAGCGTGCCTTGTGCTCCAAGTTCAAACCAAGCCAGACCATTGGCATGTGTAATATAGAAAAAATCTCCACTGTCGCTCATTGTGATTTGGTGGCCAGCTGTGGTTCTAAATCTTATCAGTCTAGTATTGCCATCAGTATCACCGTCATCCATCACAATGCTATGACCGCCCACACGACCAATCACATTAAGATCTTGAGGTTTTAATTGTCCAGTTTGAACTTTTCTTTGTATTTCTCCCAGTTTCATGCCACCTTTATAAACTGCTGGTCCAGGTGTGCTAACACCAAACACAGCACTGGGACTTTCTCTTTGGCTTGAACTAGATATAGGACCGCGTTGGGGGTCATTGATTAAGCCTTGACGGAACATGGTTTCTGCCACTACACTTTGCACAGGTTTAGGTGCATCAAAAAATCTAGCGTTTTCTTCAAGCGCAAGATTGTTGGTGTTGATTTCAACTACTGGTAATTGTGATGCCAATTTAAAATACGCTGCTTGATTTGCATTTTCTGCAATTACTTGAGTGGTAACTGGTGCAGCGCCAACAGCAGGAACCATATGTCCAATGCTTTGATCAGGTGCAGTGCCAATATAAAATCCCTGGCTACGGTCGCCATTTACAAACACACATAACACTGTGATACCTACGTCTGGTGGTGTGAACCACATGCCATAACTGTTGGAGTTGCCGTCAATGTACGATCCCACACCAGTTTTAGCAGGATTGTATGGAGTTGATCCAAAAAATTGTGGCATATAACTCACTGTGATCCATTTTGAAGGTTCATTCTCACCACCATTGGAAAATGCGTCAATATAAACTTGTATGCGACCAGATCTTATTGAGTCTGTGGTGTTTTTTACTATGCCATAAAATGGCCCAAACTCCGCAGGTACACCTCCGCGATCAAACTTGTAGTTTGTGGGGCGGCCTCTACTGCGTTGTACTTCTGTTGCCATGTGTTATCCTTAAAAATCTCTTACCATGTCTTGTGGAACAGATGGCGAATCTGCTAGACCATCTGTTGAAATTCTGCCAGACAACACTCCTGGTGGCACAAACGGATCTCCTACATTCAATGGTTCACCCGATCCTGATGTTGCTGGTTGTGGTGGCGGTGCAGGAACCACAGTGTCTTTTGGTCCTGGTGGTGCTGAATTTATTACATTTGGTGTGCCACTGCCAGGGCCAGCACTTGCCGCCGGCACAGCTAGTGTTGTGGGTCGTCCACTGGCTCCAGCTGCGGCTGCTGAAGCATTGGCAGCACTAGGGTTGTCTGATGTTGTTGCATTGTCTATTCTTCTCACATCAGCTTGAGTTGCAGGTGGTGGTGCTGTGGCTGCTTTGTTGGAAGCATTTGGCTTCATGAAGAAATACAATCTGCCTTGTATATTTTGGTAAAAGCTGCCTTGCCGGAATTCGCTGGTACATTGCATGGCAGTATATACTCGGCTTTGCACTGGTTGTCGTTTGCTAGATCCAGCATAAGGATCAGCCAGGCCTGTATTGATATCATAGTCTTGTGGTCGTTGCCACGCTATTTCAAACATGACTTCTCTAGCATCAAAATTTATAGTGCCGTCAGGTAAGAATGCATTGAAGTCAAATTCTTTTGCACTAACTCCACCGGCAAAACTGCCTTGCTGTATCCACGCAGGATCGCCTACAATTTTAAGATTACAGTTAGCCAGGCCAACTGGATCATACAGACTTTCAGCCAAGTTAGCTTGTGGTTCGTTTTGTTTGCCATTGTCACCGGCACTGTTTTCTGTACTGGCTGTTTGAAAATTGTAAAAAGGTTGATCTCTCATGCTGCTGGTTAAGGCCTTACGTTGCTGAAATCCAAGATTACCTTTAGTTTGATCTCCACTGATGGTTAGATTGTATAGATTGTTCATGGTTTCTTTGTATTCAATTACTGAAGTATTTTTACCAGTAAACCAATAGTTGTATTGTTTGTGCAGGCCACGGAATTTGTTGATAGGATAGTAACTGCTACTAAAATTCATGGGAGTGTATGTGTTGATTATAAATGTTATTTTGTGTGCAAAGTCATTGCGTTTGTTATCATACTCTAATTGGGTTGCTTGAAAAGTGATGTTGAACCACACAATGTCTTTTTTGTTGGCATCGGTTTTGACTTGCAGTGCATCATCTTCGTTAAAAAACAAAACGTTTTGATCAGTCACAAAAGTGCTGTTTCGTATGGCAAGCTCAATGGCTTGAACCAATTGCATACCAGCAGTAATAGAATAATTTCTACTTTTGATATCCTTGGAAATTTGCTCCATATCAGCTGATCCTGTACTGGTAGTAGCAGGTGGCACCATTCCAGTTTGCCTTGCATTAGTTTTTGCTCCTGGTGGAATCAATCTAGCATTTTTAATTGCAGTGCCGCCCCCGCCAGGACCTGGATTGGCAAACACAATCTCATACTGATCTGCTTGTTCATATACACCTTGATTTTTTAAATCTAGTTGATATTGATTCATTGCACCCATGAGGCCTTGAGTGATACTGGTTTTTTTTGTTGTGGGAGCTGCGTCAGCTTTTGGCGGCGAGCTTGCCAAATTAGCAGCAGCAATTTGTTCAGCATCACTTACATAACCCACAGAACTGTTTGTGGTGGCTGCACCTGGAGTGGCTGTGGCTGCTTGAGTAGCAGAGTATTTTACATCTTGTCCCAACAAATCACCAATGTTAGCAGCAGTCAATTCAATATTGTAAGGTATGGTTCCACGACGAGTTCCAGCGGCAGATCCTTCGCCGGGCGCAAGTCCTTCAAAACTGTATGTAACCAATTTGCTGTCAATGGTCCAGTCGCATTTAGAAATTTTGAATGGTATAAACTTTTCAATTACTGAGTTAGGATCAGACTTGTTGCCGCTGATGTTAGTGACCAAATTGCCTTGCTCGTCGTATCCGTAAAATCTTATTACCATAAGATACACTACAGAAGAATAGTTGATGCCATTTTTTTGACCACTAGCAGGCATAAAGTCTTGTACTGCTTCATACAGTCTATCCAGCAAAGTAATACCGTTATTTTCAACTACAGTAAATTTGATGTTTTTAGTTGAATGTGGTGCTCTAGTACCGCCACCTGTGAGAAAGTTTTCAATGGTAACATTGTCAATATAAAAATCTAAAGGAAAAGCTGGGTTACGGCCAGCATCAGCATCCTTGGCACCTGGAATTGATGTATTGGTGCTACTGGTTCCATTATTTTCATAAAATGTTTGTGTGTTGGTGTTTAAGGCGCCTTTGAACCCGCCTGAGTTTTGTGGAGCTCCACCGCTTTGCACCAGCAACATATAACCATTCACTGTTTTTTTCTTGCTGTACACCAACTGTTTGTATTGTGCCGGTGTCATTAGATACCAACTGGCTCTATAGGTGTAGCTGGAAAAACGATCTAGAACATTGGCTTGAGGGGCTATTACTTGATTGCTGCCATCAGTGGAAATGGTTCCAGTTTGTATTCGAGCAGCATCTGCTTCTGCTCCGCCGGCTGCTATTGTTGCTGCGGACGCACTCGTTCCAGCGTCATCACTTAAGGCTTGACTGACATTTGTGCCTGCTCCGCCAGTGGCATCATCATACTGACCAACACCAGTACTGGTAGGAGGAATTGCTCCTTGTCCAACTCCACCAGTGTCATCGTTAGCACTGGGGTCTTGTCTGATGCTGCCTTCAAATCCAGTTTCATAATCTGATGTTGACTGTGTTTGTATGAATGACCGTGTGGCAACGTTGGTTCCACGATCACCGTCACCAGCGTTGGTAGTAGG